CCAACTAGACAGCCGCTTGAATAACATCACTGGAACAAGAGTTGAACTTCCTTTCTTCAATTCTTTTTCTCCTACAGAGGAAATTGTTGCTTCCAGTGCAACTTGGGGTTCTAACTCTGCTGGTTACTACACAACACAGAAGACAACAGCAGCGACTCAGTACGGCACTATCACAACTAGAGGTTTTGCTGTATCGGCTGATGATCTTTCACAAGTGCAAACTGGTGAAGATGCTTTAGCTAACATTAGAAGTCAATTATCCGCTGCAATTAACAAGCTTAATACAGCTAAGTTGACATCAATGTTAACTGGAATTGTTGGACCTTCTGGCCCACTTGCAGCAACTAATGCTGTTAGCAAGGCAGCAACAACTGGAACATTAGCTGAAACTAATTATCTAACTGCTGCAAACGTCACTGAAGCAAAATACAAGCTTGGTGAAAAAGCTAGTGATGTAACAACAATTGCTGTTCATCCAAAAGTCGCTGCTTACTTAGAGCAAGTAGGCATGCTCACATTCTCAACTTCTGCATTAGCCGCTGCTGGAGCTGTTACATGGGGAGCTGGAGGCGTTGGCGTTGACAATACACAAGTTGGTCGTTTCGCTGGCTTGAATGTTGTTGTTGATGAACAGCTTCCAATTAGAGGAACATCAGGACAGCATGAGCAATTCGTTTCCTACCTCATGGGCCAAGGGGTTATTCGCACTGGAAGTCAATTCCCTCTTCTAATTGAGACTGAGAGAAATATCTTAGCTCTCCAAAACAACATGGCAGTGACCTATAACAACATCATGCACGTTATAGGAACATCATGGGGTTCAGCTTCTGACGGCCCAACAAACGCTGCTTTGGCTACTGCTTCAAACTGGAGTGCAGCTTTCACTGAAAAGAGAAACATTCCAATCGTTGAGTTGGTTGTTAACTCTCCATTTGGTGGCACTGTTGCTTAAGCCTCGCTAGGCTGAAAATGGTTCAGTATCGGTCTGCTGGACTGCTTACGGTGAAGAAAGGGAATGTTCCAGGGGGGCTTTATGCCCCCTTCCCTTTTGTATTTTTTCTTTTAAACCTATGTGTGGACTTAAAAGAATGATGTTTTATAAGGGCAAACCATATTCAAAAAATTCAAGGTCTAAACTTATTGATGCTCCCCCTATTGAGGCAGAATTAAAACAGCTACAATTAATTTTAATGGGCTGGAAGCTTCTTTATTCCTATGACATTTGATTCAACGCTGGGAGGGAAAGATTCAACATCTTATATTCCAGTTTCAACAGCAGATGCAATTTTTGGTAATAGTCTCCAAAATTCAGAATGGGCTGCATTAACAACAGCTCAAAAACAATCTGCATTAATGGCTTCTACTGAAAGCTTAGAAGTTCTTACTTTTCTTGGTGATCGTTGTACTCCAGCAACAGATGATTCAACAGTTGAACAAGCTTTGCAATGGCCCAGGGAGAACGCAAGTTGCAAAGGAGTAAAAACAACAGCAACAGCAATGCCTCTTCCTATACGGCAAGCAACAGCTTATCTAGCTTTGGCATTACATAAAGATTCAGATGCAATTATTGGTGGTGGTGCAAATAATGAGACTAAGGGTTCTTTAAAAGTTCAACAGTTAGGAGAATTAAAGCAAGAATTTTATGATGTAAAAGAAGGTGCATCTATAAAAGTTGATGCATCAGCTCCTATTGTTTTACAAAAATTCCCCTGGCTTGTAGATGTTTTAAATTGCTGGTTAGTTGGTAGCTTTGGAGCAAGTAAAGTTCTTTTGAGGGTTAGAAGCTAATGGCAGCTCCACAAGACACTTGGGCAAGACCACTTGCTAAATCTCTAGTTGATACCTTCAGGGTTCCAAGCCTTTCTTATATAAGAGTCTCAACTACATACAACACAACAACAGGATTAACCACAGATACAGAGACAACTTATACAGGAGCTGGAGCTGTAATTAAATCAACAAATAATGAAGAAACAGGAGAGATTGGAGGAAATGAGGCCATTCATGTTTGGTTAGATCTCCAAGGAATTGGAGATGTTTACCCAACAACAAATGACCTGATTAACTATGAAGGCAAAAAATGGAGAATACAAAGCATTGATCCAAAGTATTCAGGAGATTCAAAATATGCCTGTAAGGTTATTGCTTTCGCCGCTTAATTAAGCTGGACAAGCTTCTGGGTTTTCTTCTTCTGTTGTTTCTTCCTTAATTAATAAATTTAATTCATTAATTCTGCTATTTCTATCATTAAATTGAGCTGTTAATTCTTGGCAAACAGAATCAGCTTTTTGTCTAGCTGTTGCAGCTTCTTTGAATTGCTCTTTTAAAGATTCAGCTTCTTTTAATAAAGAATCTCTTCTTTCTGTTAATGCAGTCATAAAAAAAAGTATAACAACCAGATTATAGGGGTTTTACTGTAACCTGACCTTTTCGGCCAGCACTAAGCATGGGCATAATAGATATATTTTGATGATGAACTACCGTTATTTATTTGTGCCGATGTTGTAGCGTCAATCGTAAAGCCTGTAGATGTGCGTTGAACAACCGAAGTAGAACCAAAAGTACTTTCATCCCAATTTTCATTAAGGAATAGTTGTTGTTCACTTGATGAAGTCCATCCTCTTACTGTATCTAAAACAACCCAACCAGTTGTTGCGAGACTAATAGATTTAATTATACAAAATCTTGGTTGGAAGCCTAAGTTCACAACAATATTTGAACTTGATCCACTATACGATCCAGCCTTGCTAATGCCGTCAACGCTGGCGAAAAGCATGGCTATAAATTGTTTATCTTCTTGGTTTACAGCGTAGGCACCCCCTACTGTAAAATGAGTAGCAGTTGGAAGTGTGTTTTTCCATATGCCAGCATCAGCACCTTCACTACCATTGTCATTTAAATATATATTTTTTACATTTGAACTGTCATGACTCAAATCTTTGTGATAGACAAACCAATTTGCTGTTCCACTACCTGAGTCTCTACGTCGAACCCACAGCATTTCTGGAGTTTTCCCTAAATTATGTGGAATATGTTGTACCTCTACAACTCCTGAACTGTCGGCATTTCCTTGATAAGTCACCACATCAAAACCAGCGTGGCGTTTCCACATCCATGCTTGATAGCTTGAGTCATAACCACTATCTGCTCCAAAGCCTGCATTGGAATCCCAGACATATTTATCTAATTCTCCTCCTTCAGCATCGCTTGTATTTGGATTTAACTGATCTTTTCCCTGTAACCTCGTACCTAGTTGCCAACTCCAAGTTGAAGCAGGTTTTCTATTAAGAACCATATCAACAATGAATCCACTATCAAAGGCAGGAATAGTTGTCGATCCATTTCCTGTATCCATAGCGAACACACTCGTTCCTTCTCCTGCACCGTAAAGCTTGCCAACGTATCCATCTGGTCTTCGGATTGCACAAAATATGTACGTCTCTCCATTAGTGTTAACGTGTGTATTATTTTGAGTTAGTTTGAACCCTGTAGATGTTAAATCAATACGAGCAGCATCAGCTTCCCCTTGAGTTAAATTAGGGTACAACTGTGCATCGTCACCACCTGTTACGATCTTCCTCATACTGTCCCATAGACCCCAATTTGCAGAAGCACTTGACTTCTTAATCAGTACCCACTGAGGTTCCCAACCTAAATTAATCTCTGGACCTGTAGACGATCCATTTCCAACATAACTACCGCACTTGATTACGTTTTGATCCCCTGCGTCTCCAAAGACAAAACCAGCAGGGTCATCGAAGGGGCTATCACTTGATGCTGTTGGTGAACTACTAGCGGTAATCGTTCCAGGAGTTACGGTTGAACCAGTAATAGAACTATTATTACAGCACAAAAGTACTGTATTAGTTACGTTAGTCAGTGGTTCGGTTGGTGGTCTAAATGACGATGTATATAACGCTGTTCCTTTTACAAGTCGAACATTTGATAATTGACCGTCAAAGTAATTTCCAGATGTACTTTGACCTCCTATTGTGACTGATGAAGATGAATTATAAAATGTATCTGTTGTTGATGTAGTCGTGTTTAAAATTCCATCTGTAAAGGTTCTAAGTTTTCCTCCTGTTCTAGTGATTGCTACATGATGCCACTGACCATCACTAATATCAGAACCCTTTGTAGTTGTATAATTACTTCCATTAGTGCTATAAAAGAAAGACCATCCAGTACCTATATCTTGTGAAGCATAACGAATCATCCAACTTTGATTACTTGAACCCCACTGACCAATAGCCGTAAAATATCCACTTGTTGTTTGTGTACTTTTTATCCAAGTTTCAAGAGTAAAATCACCATTACCTAAATCCCAGTCATCACTATCTGGAATATTTAATTGATCATCACTACCATCGAAATCCACGCTACGGGCTGTGGCTGCGTCAGATTCTCCACCTGCGAATAGGTAAGCTACATACGAATAATTAGGCCCGTTAACTGTCCAGTTATTGTCTAGCTTAAAAACTGTATCTGTTGGCTCGCCATTAAAATGTGCTGATGATGAGGCTTCGTCATCATTATGTAGTTTTAAATATTGAGATTCACCTAAAGACCGATGATATACAACCCAATCATAACCACCTGTAAAACTACCAATTCTTTTTATAAGAATTAGCCCCGGTTTGCATTTTAATGAATGAGAAATATCTTGAGTACTAGCGTTCCCTTGGTAGGTAACAATATCAAAGAACCCTTCTTGTTTTTTCCAAGTCCATGCAACATTTGTTTCATTACTACCGTTTGTAATACCAGAATTACCTACTTTAAATCCACCTTCAAATCTTGAATTTACATAATCTTCATTTGTATCTTCATCATCATTTGTATTGCTATATATAACTTTATCATTACCTCTAACTGAGTCTACAAGTATATGATTTGCAGTATGATTTCGACCCTTAATCCATACTAAATCTGGAGTAAAATCTGATCCTGTTATATTTTGACCGCTAGTAGAACTGTTTCCCTCATAGACATGACTGTAAAAACAATCGTCAACGTAGGTCTTCTTAGCAACTGCACCTACACCTAAAAGCATTTGTTGAATAGGCATAATTAATAACCTCCTTGTGTGTTAGTTAGTAGGTACATTTATGAAACAGTTAATGAAGAAGCTTGTATGTAGCCATGCTCTGAACCAGAGAACCAAATAGTAGCCATACTTCTTGCTCCAAGGGCTATTGTGCTTGATTTAATGTTAGTTCCATCTGCCGTGTTATATAAAGAAGTCAGTGCCGAAGCCGTAATGTTTTGAGCCGAACCACTTTCATTCAATAAAGTTATCGTTTTTCCTGTACTGAATGTACTTGATGGAATAACCCATCCTCCAGTTGTATTGGCAACAACTTTACCTGCATCAGAAGCTACAAGGGTATAACCTGTTGACTTACTATTAACAGGAATATCTCGCAGGTTGCCTTTGCTGTCTGATACCGTTCCAGCAAACGTGGCGTTTTGTGAGGTATCAAGTGTTAATGCAACATTTTGTCCATTAGTACCAAACTTTAATTGATCTGAAGTACCTGCATAAATTAAAAATTCATTTGAAGTTGAGTTTCTAAATTTCAGATCAGCACCGTTATCACCTAAGAATCTTGCTATTTCTGTACCACTGCCTTGAACCGTTAACCTGTGCGATCCTGAAGTATCTCCAATAAGTAGATTTCCCGAACTATCAATCCCAAATGCATTAGTACCTCCAATCTGAATACCAAACCCTTTTTGTAAAGCTGTTGAACCGCTTGGCTGAGTTGTTGAGCCAGTATCAACTGCTGCGGCTGTCCATGTACCATCAGCTACATCAACAAATGTTCCTAGATTTGCATAATGATCAGATGGTTTTACCCATACATCAAACTCATTAGCATTACTTGTTGGTTTTATCGCAGCATCAGCAATTGTAGTGTATCCATTATTAGTTGAAACGCCATAGAAGTGCCCTCTGACACCTTGTGAGCTTCCGTTGTCTCTCCTTAATACAATCGCTGCTTCTCCAACTATTCTGTCGTCTTGACCGTATCCACTAGCACCTATAATTCTTATCTTTGCACTATTTCCACCGCCAAAACTTCCTAAAACCCCAACCTTATGCCAATTGGCACTAGCTCCAGCATCTAATTCACCCCCTACATATTGTCTAGCATTAATTATTGATTTCTCAGCAGTTATGCTGCCAGTTATTGTTGCCCCAATTCCGCTTGTTTGAATCCTTGAAGTGTTTTGGTGGAATAATTCAGTAGCTCCGTTATATACACCTTTAACATAGCTATGTGAATTAGTGACAGAACCAATAATTACAGCAGAATCATCTTGAATATATAAAGTTCCAGTTGTGTTTTTTAAGTAAGCTTGTGATCCAGTGTGATAAAAAAGTAGGTCATTATCCGTACCCAATTTTATTATGGCATTATCAGCAAATTTAAGAGCGGTATCTGACTTATCCCATAGCACATCTTTATTGCTATCTCCCTCAAGTTGTAAATCACCATCAACAGTTAAACCAGTAAGCGTTCCAAGAGAAGTTAAAGAACTTGAGACAACATTAGAAGCAAGAGTTGTTCCAGTTAAATCTCCAGCAGCAGTATTTGTTGCATCGTTTACCCATCCTAAATTTCCACTTCCATCAGTCTTTAATATTTGCCCACTACTTCCATCTGTTGCTGGAAGAGTCAAAGTAAAGTTGCTAGTTATTGTCGCTGGAGCTTGTAAAGCTACCCAGTTAGTTGAATCACTATCTGCAAACCTCAAATCTTTCTGAGCATTTATTGTCAGATCTCCGCTTAAAGTTCCTCCTGACAAATTAAGTTTTAAAGCATCGGCTGTATCTACATAAGTCTTAGTTGCTGCATCCTGGGCGGCTGTTGGATCACCCATTCCAGTAATTTTATTAGTTCCCATTGCAATGGCTCCTGCCATTGTTCCTGATCCATCAAGTGGGAGCTTAGTGTTATCAGTTGCATTGTCATTTCCCCAGCTTAAATTTCCTGATCCATCTGTTTGTAGTCTTTGCCCATTTGTTCCATCTCCATCTGGAAGAATGAAAGTTACATCAGCAGTTACTGAGGCTGGAGCTTTAAAACCTAAATAATGAGAGCCATTAGAATCTGATTCACTAAATTTAAGTTCACTTTGATTATCTAAATTCAAAGCTCCACTCATATCTCCCCCAGCTTTTGGCAG